CTGTTTTTTATTTGGAGTATCCCATGAACAAGAATGAAGAATTACTTCCGTATTATGAGAAGTTATCCACTATGATTGAATTCAAAGAAGGCAAGCCTTATTGGTGTGCAGAGAATGGCGCTCGTGGTAAAACAGGAAACGAAGCCGGTACAATGAAAGGGTGTAGACATCGGTATATCTTTATGTCTATAAATAAAAAACAGAAGAAGGTCTCAGCCCATAGATTAAATTGGTTTATGACTTACGGATATCTCCCAATAAATGAAATCGACCATATAGATAGAAACACTGAAAATAATTCCATCGATAACTTAAGAGAGTGTACGCACGCACAAAATATGAGAAATCGCCCTCGCAAGACTAATGGGACTAGCCAATATATAGGTGTCTCCCGAAAGCTAAATAGGTGGAGAGCTGCTATTGGACTTGGCAAAGGAAAAGGAATAAAATTCCTAGGCTCTTTTATCGATGAGAGGGAGGCCGCTATGGCATACGACAAAGCATGTATAAAGTACGGATTCCATGAATATGCGAACCTTAACTTCCCTGAGCTTTTATCTTCCTAAATCTAACAAAACATCTACAATTTATACTTTCTTCGGCTGATAATGTAGTATCAAGTGGGAACCTACCGAAAGAGGCTCCCACTTGGAATAGCTCATTTACTGGGATAGGTGATCGAGTATAGCGCCTATCTGCCCTTGCGTGTGATCCCCTCACCCTAAAATCTTTTTTGCTTGTCCAAGATTTTTTTATAGTGAATATCTGACCTCTTGCGATTTCCTCAGCCGCTTCAGATTGTCCACGGCCAATACCTTTTCCGCTTTCAGTTGTTCCAATGGTCCCGGTTCTATTACGGTTCCGCTTATTTAACTCTTCCAAAATATCTTCGACGGGGATTTCTATACCAGTTTCAACGCTTGCAGCTTGTTCCGCTATGAGGTCATCCATAATATTTGCGGTAGTATTAGTGATCTGAGTTGACGCGACTTTGGCCTCAGCATTGGCCCAAATAAGTAAGGCCAGTAATGCGGCTTCTTCTGAGAAGTCATCCTCTTCAAGCTGTTCAACAGTTAGCTTGATTCCATCGGGACCGGATCGCATATAGGAATTTTGCAGGATCTCTTCTAATGCCGGTTGAGCTTTTTGTATTTCAGTCCTTGCGCCAACAATACCGATCTCTTTGAACGATTCTTTCATAGCCAAGAATAGAACAGCAAAGAACGCGATAATTTCGCGCTCTAATCTTCGTTCGTTCCTGACTAAGGCCGCTTCATGCCGCCTTTCATCTTGTTTCGCCGATGGCATTAGGATTCAGTATTGTTATTCTGATTGCCGCCAAAGTCACCGAAGAACAAGTCATTGCCGCCAGACTTCTTTTCATGGCCTAACATTTCGCGCGTTTCATTTTGATCAATGACGTTCTTTTCCCACTGAGCCAAGATATTAGTATTCTTCTCGGCAAACCTGGGAGCCATTGCCTCAACTTGAGAGATATCGATCTTAATTGTGAATCTGACATCATACTTGCGCGATAGGAACTTGGCTATATTCCCATAGAAGTGATTCGTCTTTGGGATTGCTGAGTTCTCAAATAATGAAAGCTTAGCCTCAGATTGGTTATTGAATGTAGATCCAACAAAGCCAAGAAGGTAAGGCGGATAATCTAAAGCGTTACAAATATCCGTTGCGCGCTGCACTATTCCCGCAATAAAGTCCATTTCCTGAGAAGTAACCGCAGTCTTCTCAAACTTAGCCGGGTTATTCAATACAAGCACAGAGCCTCTATTTTTGCCGGTGGTCTTCTGCTTGAGATTCTTCGCCAGTTCTTTTATCTGTTCTGGGCTGAGTGGTGATCCATCGTCACCGCTTCCCTGCATACTGAGAATACCGGAAACTTTGCCGCTGTTCTGCATTACCTCGTTGTTCCACTCTAAAGCCGCGTTGTGACCATCGATAGAAAGGCCGGCAGCAGTTAAGCGAGATAAACCGTTTACTTCTGAGAGTGGGTTATAGGTCTTATACAAAACCATATTGAACCGGCCTTGTAAGCCTGGGTTATTCTCGATTACTTCGCCTTCAATTACAGATTCTTCGCGCCCGAATAAATAACGGGTCGCGCCTGAATTATATTCGTATTGGTGAACCGATTCATTCTGAGATTGGACTTTTGAAACTTTATCTTTTCGTAGATAGACAAGATCGCCAACTCTGCCGGCAGCATCTTCAGAAGGGTAAATATAGCCTTCACCAGAAATCATAAGGCCAGACATAACTGATTCTAAAAGTAACTGCTGATCATAGTTCGCGCTTGGATCTTCAATAGCTCGGATGAATGACTTAATTAAAGGATTGGCAACGCTCGAATCGATCTCTTTATCGTCAAGGAAGTACTTGAGAGGAATTGTATTCATTGCCTCAGCAGTCCGACGGATACAGGTATTTGAGATAACATTCTCTAAGTAACCGGCCTTAGCTAATTTGCCGTAATCGTCTGTGAGGTTTAAGAGTTGAGAGAAGGCCCATATATTTGCAATATCGCCCGAGCTGTTAGTTGTAGCTGCCTTGGTAGAAAAGAGGTTCTTAACGAATCCGAGCATATTATGCGCCTATATTGATTTTATTGATTAAACTAATGGTAGTTATCGCTTTAGTCAATACAAGAGGTCTGGACGCAAAAAAGGCCACCCGTTAGAGTGGCCGGTTAATCTTGGATTGTTTAATCCCCGTTATACTTTGCATGAGTCCTTACTACATAGAGCGGTATAAACCCAAATAGATAATAGCCTTCATATACCCAAGCGTAACCATCGAATATTCTGATATTCATCTTCTCTGCCTTTTTACTCGTCCTCTTAATTATTGTCTTTTTAAGTATCACTACCCTTCCCCCTGACCCAAGCAAGCGCGGCCTTGGCTTGTTTTAGTTGTGATTCTAATCCTTTGCGGTGAATCGATTCTAAGTCTTTATCGTTGATAACCCATAACCGATCAATCTCCCCCTGAATGCTGTCAACCTGCCCCTGTAACATCAAGTCGGCAATGGAGCGCCCGTCCCTGCTCTCATCTGATTCGCTCATTTTAGTTTCCTCATGGCTTTTATAGCAATCCCGCTTGGCTTCCTCTGGCCGCCTTCCCAGTTCTGAATTGATCTATAAGAGCAGCCGATCTTGGCGGCAAACTCTTTTTGTGTTAGGCTTAGGCTTGCTCGTATGCACTGTATTTCGGTTGGTGTCATTTTCTTAGCCTCTCTAAAATTTGCGTGTATTCAATTACCTTATTGGCTAGCTCATCCTTCTGCTTTTCAATGGCAACTATCGCCCCACTGAGTGTAACAACTCCGACCGAGGCGGTGTTCATCTTGTCCGCGTAATTCTTCCTGACTTCCGTTACAGGTTCGTAATTTTCAGAAAAACAGTTTTTACAATAACCATCGTCATTCGGGTCAAGTTCAAAAGTGGCCCTACAATCATAGCAATAATTCATTTTGTTACGTCTCCGTTAAGGCCCTTGCGGGCCGTTGTTGTTGTTTAGTCTCTCGCTTCGGCAAACTCTTCGGTCTTGGCGAGCTCGGCGATAAATACGCGAAGCGCCGCGTCGTCTTTGATCCAGATCGGCATGTCTTCCGGGGTCTCTCCGTACATTGGCCCCACGTACCGAAGACCCTCGGCGCATATATCCCACAAAAGCCAGCATTCGGCCTCTTGGTGCGTGTCAGCGTATAGCCATAATTTCTCGCTGCCGTCTTTCTCAGTTTCAACGTTTAGGCTTAAGCCTCTTTTGATTGCGAAGTTCTTAGTGGTTTTAGAGATTATCATATCGTATTCCTTGGTTGTTTGTCAGTTGCTTATGTCCTTATTATACACCCAATGAGTGCTTATACAAATACAAACATAACCAAATCTAAAAAGAATTAAGAGAAAGCGAAGGAGGCTTGGCGTTTATTAAGCTGATCCCATACCCAGTAGCGCAGAGCATCGGCGGCATGATTCCAATCATCAATAGGCTTATTCGTGAATTCGCCCTGCATACCGTCTTTTGCTTCCTGGTATTTATAAGACTTAAACTCTTTCCGCAGGTTAGGCGATGAACCAACAATATTAATCTTATACTGTTTAATAAGAGCTATACCGGCTTCAATAGAATCCTTACCCTTTTTAACGCCTTTGATATTCCACTGGTCAAGCTGTAACTCTCTTATTGACTTAGGCTCTGCTGAATCGGCTACAATCTGGTCATATTCAACACCGGCATCTTTTAGCCTGTCACTGATATTGTCCTCCTTTTCGCCCTCGTTACATCGATTAATTAAACCGACTTTATAAGTAACTTCTTCAAAATAGAGTTCGCCGCCAGACAAAGCGCAACGGATTATTGCTGTTGGATCGTTAGTAAATCCAAAGTCTAAGCCATACCCGTATTTCTTACAGTCTTCTCTTTCCGGGAAAGTATCGACGTTGGAATATTCCTCAAATACTAAGCCCTTAAGAGCATTACCCCAAAGACCCAGTACATAAACCCGATAGTAATTTGATTCTTTGCCAAGCTTCTCAAGTCTTTTAATGACATCGATATTACCCTCTGAGCAAAAATCATTATGCTCAAAAGTAGTATGGAGCATTAAAGTATTTGGCACTATTGATTTAACAAATGTGTGAGTCCCATCCTCTAGCTCATAAGTGGCTTTAGGCGGGAAGAAGTGTTCATTTATCCAACCGTCTTCCGATTCGGGGTTAAATGTTAGGACTAATTGTAGAGTTACATTTGGGTCGGGGTGCCTTATAGATGTATCGGATTTAATAAAGTCATCAAAGCCAATCTCGTCTGCTTCCTCGATGTGGACATAGTTAGGATTGGTTATTGACTTTAGCTTAGCCGGTCGATCAAGTCCCCTGGCCAATAGAACATTACCTGAAGGGACATGCGTTATCTGAAGTGGCGATTTAGTATAGTGAAATTCATCTTCCCATCCATACTGCTGAATAATTGCCCAAATCTGCTCAAATACTGAGTCTTTTACATCCGCAAAGACCTTTCTAAGTATGACACCTTTGAAATACTTGTCTGTCTTCATGCGAAGTACAGTCTTCATTGCTGCCATATAACTTTTGGCGCTCGATCTACCGCCCCATAGTATACAGTATCGATGATCTGAATTCATAAAAGGAATGTAATATCTAGATGATAAGCTTACTTCAGTCATTATATACAACTCTATTTAAATGAGCAAATTTTCCAAAGATCTCTATGGCTTTTTCATTATAAGCTTTAGCAGCCTTCTCCACGGTGTCGAAAGTCCCTAAATGGAATTCTTTGCCGTCCTTCTTGATTCTAGCTCGCCACTTATTACACTTTGCTTTTGATACACCTTTATAGCCGCTCTTATTAGTTGCACCTAAAGACTTATTTTGATGATTCTGTGAGTGTGTGCATTCTCTTAGATTCTCAATCCTATTATCATTCCTTACCCCGTTTATATGATCGACATACTTAGGGAAGTATCCATGATGAATGAAAAAGACCACACGATGCAATAAATACATTTTGTGGTCAAATTTTAGAGTCATATATTTTGATGGCCGCGTATGCCCTGCGGTGCTGCCTATTACTGTATTTTTTGAACTCTTCTTGATCCATATCAAGCGGCCATCTTCATACGATAGGTATTCATTTAATTTATCTAATAACTCTTGATCTTTCATAACGTGTCCTTTGTTATTTGTCCATTAATAATAACTGGCAGGTGATGGACTATCACTCTTCGGGTTGCATGCCCTAGCCAATTAAGAATCTATAAAGCCTATGTCGCTTGGGTTTTCTTTGGTGATTAATTTTATAGTGCTGTCTATTCTTCCATCAACTGCAACATCTATCTTGTCACCGTATTTCTTAGGGAGTGTTTTTGATAGCTCCCATTTTGCCGTGTCAATCTGGAGCTTAATACATTGGATGTCTTCAGGCGTTGCAGCTCTGGCCATATCCTTTAAATCATCGAATTTTATGTCTGCTTGCATCTGTCGCGCATGCGTGTACTGCTGCTGAAACTCTTCGTTATTCTCCACCCATCCCATAAGGGTACGTAAAGGTGGCATATCAGGATCGGAACAAATAGCTCTAAGACTTTTACCATCAATGATTTGAAAACAAATCTCATCTGCTATATCTTGCTCGAACGTACTTGGTCTTCCTCCTGCCATTCCCTTCTCCATTCTTTACAATTATGTAATTAATTTACTTTAATTTGCACAGATTTCAATATATCAGTACTTCACTATCAATCTGTACACATAAATGCGCCCTTTACACTCTGTCGGCGTCTCCCCGTATGAGTCGATGATATACATCCTTTTTCCCTTTCTCACATCCATCTGAATTCTAAATACTGCCGCTACTCTCTCACCATCAACAACTACGCCCTCTTCATTAATTGAGAACGTCTTGGCTCTTACGGTTTTACTCTCATCAACTTCACCATAAAAAGTCATTGACTCACCTTCCAAAACTCTGAGCCTTTCTTCTATTGGCTTTAAATGATCTTCAAAGAAATTATTCATCTCACTTCCCCCACTTTCCTAAATACTTTTTGTCTACTGTCACTGTGATATATTCGGTTTCCAATGGCTCAAGCAACATCGCTTGGCTCTTGAGCTTCCTTATCCTCTGCCGCTCTTGATACTTTGGGCCTTTATTCATCGTATCAAAGAAGTGGCTCATATTCTCTTCAGCTTCTTTTGCAGTTAATCCCACTTTTATTGTATTTTTAGACATGCTGATCTCCTTTTCATTTTCTCGGATATCCTCTTTTTTATCTGCTCTGTTTCCATGTCGGTTAAAATCCTATCACCTTCAAGCAACATTCCTTGGTGCTGCATATACCTTATTGGTTTTTCTGGATCTTCCGGCCTAGGTGGTACTGGCCTTTTCTTGTGCTCTGGAAATCCCTTCGACGGCCTAATCTCATGGGCGATAATTCCCATGATAACCATCACTACCATCGCCGCCACAATTAGCGCCAAAACGTCAAGTTGTGTCATTTATCCGACTCCCAGTTATTAGCCATACCTCTTATATGATCATCTATAATAGGTGGGCACCATTTTGAATTGATTATATCCAGTATCTTTGATTGAATTCCCTTATCCGATAAATCATACTCCGCGATCAACTGCAAGAATAAAATATGCCTATTTGACATCCCCGTTACATTCAATGTAATATGAACCTGTGGCTCTTGGTATTTTTCTTTATTGTCTGTGTTCATCCTTCCACCTTTTTATAATACCTTGTGTTACTTTTCCCTAGTTGCACAAAAACAGAAACTTGAGCCGCGATACCGCAAACAAGTACTAGCGAATATCTGTTTTCCTTTAGAGCCAAGGACCAGTTAGGCCAATCCATATCTACAAATGCCAAGCGTAGATAGTTCATCAGCATTATACAAGCGATTGCCAAATACACTTGCAGGCATGTCGCGCTCCATCGTCTTAAAAGTATCTTCACCCCTTCCACCTCATAATCTTAACCCAAACTAAGACCCCAACCACTAGCGCCGTTATTGCTGATACTTCTTTCATGCCAATTCCCCATTATGAAAATTCATCATTGAATGAACCATTGTTTTACTTGCGCTGAACTCATCCTTACCGCTATAGTTAACTATTGCTCCGGCCTCGAAAGCTACCTCGAATGTATATTTCTTTGTGTTCGGATCGATATTAATGACCCTCAATACCGTATCTCGATTACTTGCGTCTTGTGGACTATTAAGTAAGTCGCCGACCTTATACATGTGCCGACATGTCAAGAATAGGAATATTCGCTTTAGTGTTGCTTTCATTTCTTAGCCTCTTCAATCATTGCCATTACTTCGTCAGGCGTTTCTCTGACAGTTGCACAACCATCATCCCAAAAACCGGCTGATCTTCCTCGTAGTGCTATCTTTGTTGGATACCTACCGCCAGAACTATATGAGCTTTTAAATACTGCCTGTATCTCATCTGGATTAATATATATCTTACCATAACTGAGCGCTTTATTTAATGTAATCATGCGTTCTTTATCTCCTCGAATTCTTCGTTATCTGCTTTCTCTACTTCCGTGCAAGCTTCACAACTCCACTGACCATTCATGCAACTCACGCAAAAGTTATCCATGCACACCACGCACTCTTGAATATCATCTGCAATTTCGATCTCTTCAGAGCATTGTTTACAGTTTGCTATCATGATTCATCGCCCCCTAACTCATACCGATTTTTCGCCACTGACTGATCTATTGCCTTTTTCCATTGGTTTAAATCATCGATATAGCCAAAATAAATCCCATCGGCACAGATCCTTTCTGTGCATCCCGCCTTTTCATAATAGGATATCGTCGGCAACCTCTCAACCTTAGCCTCAAGCGCCTCATTCCTCTGCTTGAGGTCGGCTATTTCTTTTTCTTGATTGGCCATTTGAATTCGTCCGGCTTCCAAAAACTCAACGATTTTTAGCGGTGGAACTACCAAGCCATTTAAGATGAACTCTCTAGTTTCTGAGAAGCAAAAACTGTGCTTTTCTGGATAACTCATCCCTCACCCCGCGAAAAAATTGCGGCTATTGGCTGAATTGCTTTTACTTGATTCTGAGGCCAAATAGGCTCGAAATCTCTATCTAAGCCCTGCTTATCAAAGTCATAGATGTAACCGGCAAACCCCTTCATTGATTGGGCATAAATATGACAGTTATCTTTAATTACATTGCCAGTTTTCAGAGTCAAAAATTCGCCCTCTTCCCACTCCAACATAACCACATCAAAATCGCCATACTCAGCTTTAACGCGGTCTTCCAGGCTGATTTCTTTTTTAATCCGGTATTCACAAGCGCACCAATCCCACAACGCGCAGGTTATTACTTTCCAATAATCATTATTACAGGTATTGCTCTTAAACTCTATTGGCTTGTGGTCAATATAAGCTTGCATTACTTCGATCTTTTCTTTTGTGTTCATCCTTCCGCTCCAATACGATGTTCAATCCCATAGGCTTCCTGATCCCAGTCATTCAACCGATCCCCCGTGATTACTTCCCCGTCCTGAATCGCTGTCAGAATCTCGTCTATTAGCTTTTTGCGGTCGGTGTTATTGGTTTCGAGTAATTCCACATCCTTAAGTCTGCACCACTCGCCAGTACTTTTTTCATTCGCTTTCCATACTGCCAAACCTTTATCAGCAGTATCAGAGGCAAAAATTATATATCTCTGTATCTCAATCATCCCCCTGCCTCCTGCTTATTCATTTCTTGGATCACTTGGTACATATGCGAATCCATTCCTGCTACGTGCTTATAATATTCTTTTTTGAACTTATCGCAGAACTCCCTCAGCGCCTTGTTTTCTTTTTCGAGCTTGGCATTGCGCTCTAATACAGCTGATATTTGAGTATCTCTACCCTTAATTTGTTCCTTCAACTTCCCATAAGGATTCGGCGTGAGGTTATAGCTTTTTTTAGTCATTGGTTTTGTTCCTCTTCAATTTCCTTAAAGCAATCATTGCAAACCTGGTGCAAATGAGGACAATCATCAATAAAATTAACTTCTTTGGGATCACTGAATTCAAATGAGCATATGTCACAATTTGCCGATATGCCCTTCATTTCTGACCAATCAGTTTCCACAAGACATTTGCCGTCTTCAGGATATTCTGGATTATATTCGGCTAAGTTCTTAGCTTCATTAAACTCATCAACTGAGATATTTATCTCGCCTTCATAATCAATTACTTTCTGATAATGGTATGTGAATTTTATAGTTTTACTCATCCTCTACCCTCCCTCCTTGCCGTTTCCTGCTTGATTAATTCGCGAATATAACTAGCCGCAGAATCAAAACCTTTTGTTGTAGCTTCTTTTTTAAGCTTCTCGATCTCCCCTTTAGTAGGAAAGTAGACTTGTAACACTGGCATTTTTATAACTCCTTATTTATTGATACTAGAATATAGCTGTAACTATAACTATAGCTAGTCTATAAACAAAAATAAAAGCCGCATTTTTCAGCGGCTTGTTTTTATCTAAGAGGAATCGCTCCCGGTGAATTAAGCTCATTGACTATTGATTCGGCATCCTCGATGCTTTTACATAGCCGCCACGCTCCAAGAGTCTCGGCTTTAAAACGTTCTTCGCCTGGTGTTAGCTTCCTGGCTGACTTTGGTTTTTTGCCGTCCTTGATTTCAACGAATATACTTCGCCCGTGCTTGGATACGATTAAGTCGCAGGCATTTTTCAAATCAGCGATAATCAGAACTGAAGCGCCCCAGTCTCTAAAGTGCTTTACTATCTCTGTTTGATTTGAATCTGTTCTGTTACCTCTCATTCCTTCACCTTTATCATAGCTTGAGCAACCCCCCCCGGATCAGAGGCAATACCGCCTTGAGGAATCCAACCGAGTCCTATCATTACATTTACTTCTTTTTCTAATTCCAATAATGTTTTTGTGGTTACAACTTCGTATTTCATCCCCTTCTCCTTTCTTTAATATCTCGTTTCAGCTTCTCGCTAGTCGGTCTTCTATGCTTCAAGGCAATTGCTAAGATTGCGGCGTTTGAGCGGGTCATAATTTTCCATCCATACATTTATCGCTACAATAACTTAATGATCCTGCCATTGATCGACTAAAAGCCGGATACAAAAATAGCTTCCCACATCTCGGACACGGTGATTTTAGCGCCTCTTTAGCAATTTTGTCGTGCTCTCTCTCACATTCTTCACTATGCCCGACACCGCGAACAGCGGCGCAATTATCGCCCTTACATGTCTTTAATGATTCTGCTTCCCATCCTCGCCGCCACCACTCTATTTTATTCGCTCCAGTTCTTGAACTTATAGGGCAATCCGATTTTTGGATGCCAACTCTAAACGCTCTTGCGCCTGACTCGATAATCGCCAAAGGTGTACTGTAATCCATTATATAATTATCCATTTAATGCCTCTCTTGCTATCATGAAATTATGGCTTGGATAAAAACTACTCTCTATCGTTTCCAACGCCTTTTTGTATCTATCCCTCTCTTCGTGCGCTTCTTGTAATCGGTCTAAGAGCTTGTTTATCTCTGCGTCCTGTCTTTCTGTTTTGCTTAGGCTTGTGCCCGTGTTTAGTTGTTTATGTCTCATCTCTGGTTTCATACTCATCCTAATTCCCTCTGCACTTTCTCTGCCGCTTCTGTCATACTTCTATTAAAACAATCATTGTGGCCATATCCGATATTGCCAAAATTATATTGAAACGCAATAATTTGATCACTACTACAAAGGTCAAAGCGGCAAAATTCGCAGTGTCTCGCAGACAGCCAATAAGGTATCGTGGTTGAATTTGTTACCTCTTCAATTTCCTTTACTGTCTTGGATATAGTTTTATTTATTAAAATAATCATTCCCCCAACCCCCTCAATTTTTCATATTCATTCCAACGCGCTTGTATATTCGTTCCGCCTAAGCTGTGGCTAATTTCAAACCCGGCCCAGAAACTTTTTTTAACTTCGGCTTTTAGTTTTCCAATTTCTTCCAGGTGCCCTAATTGCTCGTGAATGGCTTCATTAAAGACTTCTTTAAAAGCATCCTTGGAAAGCTCTTTAAAAGTCCCGGTGTCTAATTCTGTTTCACTCATCATCGATGCTCCATAAAATTATTAATTATGCATGTCGCCTTACAGTCTGGAATAATGACCACGCTCTGAACCCATGAATTCCCAGTTAAATACATATCAGTAATAAAATACTTATTCTGACCAGTGGCGAAAATAACCTCTTCTCGAACTGATCCAGGCCTTATTACTTCTTTGACCGTGGCCGGGAATGACTGGCCGTTCTTCTCCTGGATTAAAAGAAAGTCGCCTTTCTTGAACTGGCCTAGCTTCGTTATTGTTATTGCGGTTATCATCATCGATACTCCACTATTCTTTCTACATGGCATCTCTTTACATACAGCGGAATAATTCCCAGTAGTAACCAGCAATCATAAAGCCATGTTCCTTGACGCTGGCGATACCCTTTCAAGTCGTTCTTATAACTCGGTACTGCTATTGTTTTCTTTAGTATCATCTCAATTTTCTCCTTTTGTTATTCTGTGATATTCTTCGCTTCTCTGCAGTGCGCTTTCAAAAATAAAATGATTCCGGCGATTCTCACGGCAAGACGTGTTATTATCAAAACTCTCAAAAAATTCGTCCATTAGCTTATCCATATATTCTTTTGGCGTTGGGATATAAAAATTCATCTTAATTCACTTTTTTATGTTTTTCTAGCCGCTCGAAAAGTCTAGGAAAGTCGGCTTGTAACCGACCCTCTGGCATTAAGCTGTCCATGCTTTTTATTTCTTCGATAGTTGTCTCTCTTTCGGGCAAATCGTTTTTAACGGTCTTAGGCGGCGCCATTCTATCGCTACCGGCTCTTACCTGCAAAGACCTCGCTCTTTTGATTAGCGTGTCTAAATTAGCCATAGAATCGGACGATAGGGCTTTGAGTAGATGCTTATTTTCTAGACCTTGGTGATTTCGCAGTAAAATACTCTTTGCGGCTTCAACCTGTGCATGAGGTGGTTTTGCTTTGATTATCCACTGCTCCAAAAATGTCTGGTGAGGATGATTTGAAACGGGGTTATTTTGTCCGGCTTTATTTTTTGCTCTGTCAATCCAACCGGTAATTTTTAACAAAAGGCTGCTTTTGAAATACGGGTCTTCCTTCCATCGCTCTGTGTCGGTCGTCTCATTGAGTGCCGTCCAATAATCACAAAATTCTTGATGGAGGTTTTTAGCGCCTCGGCTTTCAAATAGAGGTAATGTTAAATCAAATAGCTCACACGTTTTTTTTGCTTTAGTTTTTAATTCTTTCCTCTTCTCTTCTCTTCTCTTCTCTTCTCTATATTGGGTTTTGTTAGGTTCGGGGTTAGGTTCTTCTGGGTTATCGTTAGGTTTATTAGGTTTTTTTGGGCGTCCACCTTTCGCGCCATTAGTCTTTGATGTTGAAGACCTTCCGTCTTTTATATGCCACTGTTCATCGAGAAAGCTAATTTTAACCAAACCGGAACCTAAAAATTTAATTATGCCCTCTTCGCTGAGAGTTAGGATATTTTTTAGGTTATTTTTAAATTTCTTATCAACTGTCTTTTTTGTAAGGTTACATTCCCTTGACCAGTACAAAGAACAAAGGCCAATAAATACACCCTGAGTCTCGAAGTCCTCTAAGGTTATATCGCCGTCATTCCATTCAGAGCAATAGAATTTAAAGTAAGGATGGGTCTTAGCCATTTACTCACCTCTAAGGCGCTTAATCTCGCTTTCCATTATAATATGCTTTCCGGCTAACTTCTTGGCTTTAATGCGACCGTCTGCAATCATATTGATAATTGTATTTCTATGAAGCTTCAGTAATTCTACTGATTCGGTAACTGTGTATACTTTTTCCATATTCACTCCTTTGGTTAAGTAGCACTATATCACACATTATAAGAATAGCCAACACTTTATCGCACAATATATAGGCACAAAAAAGCCCCACTAGGTTTTTGCAATTAAGCGTTAACTTGGTGAGGCTTTTTGTTTGTAACCCAATTGGACGTCGATCAAGTCGTTACGGGTTTTTACACCAAAGGTTACAAGCCAAATATACAGCCGATCAGGGGGAGTTCAATATCTGATTAACTCTATTCCGTATTATTGCCGCTCGATTATAACCTATGTAAAAGCGTCTTTGAATCCTGGTGGCGCACACCTCAACGCCTTCTTTTACTAATTCTTCGACCATTAAATCATCTTCTACATCGAATCGTTTTAATTCTTGCTCGTCGGTTTTACTCACACCTCTACCCCTTCTCTGTAAATTAATGTATAGAATTCGGGGTTAGTTATGAAGAATTGCCTATCATGAAGGCCAACCCAATTATCTTGACTTGCCGTTATCCATTCCATAATTCCATTGCCGCATTCCCTGAATAGGATTACTTCATTGGTATCTATGCAGCTATATATATCGCCGTTCTTATATTCACTCATCGCCTACCCCTTCTTAAGAATTTACTTATTAATGCGCTTCCACCATCTTTAAAACTGGCCGTTGCATGATGGCTTTTATCTCTTTTGTGAAATAAGACTTTATTACCGTCTTTTGATACTCTCAGAACTTCATAGACTCCTTTACTTGGCAGAATATCAAAGCCTTTGTCTATCAAGAATAGTTTAAATTCACAAAGTTTATCTATAGCTAATCTTCCCCGGTCACTCATCGCCTACCCCTTCTAGCTTTTGTACCACCTTAGTTATAACACCTTCTCTCAACATCCTTCCAATATCGCTAGGGCTAAATATCCCTGGATTGCCCTCTATAGTGTACGTCCCTAAGAAGTCACAGGATACCTTAACTGGGCTCTCATCTCCTCGACTCCAGACTACATAATATTCATCCTCACTCATACACCCACCCCTTCGACTCTCTCAATTCTGAATGCGTCCAAGTACCAGACATCATCGAACTTATCTGGCCGGACACCCATGCCGAGCTCCTGGGATTTGTCCTCGACTATTGTGCCGAGTCCACTAGAGCCATCACTTTTGTAAAAGATCTTAACTCTTTGGCCTGGTTTAAATGTGGTCATCTTCTAAGCCTCCCTTCTCGGCAATCATAAACATAGCTATTAAAAAAGAACACAAGCCTATTAAGCCTAGAACCTTGTGCATATATCCGCATCCTATAAGGATAACCATACAATGAGTAAACAATAAAATTAACAATACTTTAAAGCTCATCCTTTTTCCTCCCGTTCTTTGCGTTCTCTATGGATTCGTTGTTGCTTGGATACTGCGGTTAAAAATTCGCCGTTACATAAAACTTCCGGCATCTTTGCGAGTATCGGTACCTTAATAGTCAATTCCGCGAATCTGTCCATGACAATCGAATCAAAAAATACATCTGATAACTCACAGGCTCGTTTTAATTTTGGGCCAAATTCACTCATTTCTTCACCTGCACGACCTTTGCGAGGTCCTGCGCGTTATGGTTATTATCATTAAAAGTTAAAGCCTCACCCTCAAATTTAGGCTCACCAACAAAAGTCCCATGAACTACGCCAAAACTCCCCGATTTCATATTATTCCACAATGGGCACTCACCATAAGCCGTCAAGCTCTCGCCTCTGAGCCGGCTTTTGCTGCCTTTGCCTGATTGGTTATTCACTCGCCGCACCTCATTTTTATTTCATACATAGCTGAAGCCATTTGTTCAAGTCTTCCATATCCCAAGCGTTCACCGTGCTTTTCTATAGCTTCTATCATATAAGATTCTAGCCACCATCCATTACAGGCAATAGGAAACATTGGATTTCTTACTGATTCAAAAACATCGTTTATCTTAGGATAATTCTCGGCCTTATTGAAATTAGAATCATGAGTTTGTTCAAAAGTTCCTGTGCCGCAACTCCCGCAATAATTCATGCCTACCCGATGAATCCAAATGTCTTTGCAATTTACGCAAATCTTGACGTTTAGCGGTTCTTTATCTTTCGAGTTCTTGCTGTTCTGCGCTGTGTTCATTTTATATCCTTGGTTATTTTCATTCTATGCAATGAGATTAATTTGTCTTGCTGTGCTTTTGACAGCCGGAGCCATATCAAAGTATTTGTTACCTTCCGTGAGGATCTTATTTTCTGCTTTGAGTCTGATGATTTCATTTTGCTGTTCCCTCGCTAATCTTTTTAGAGCCAAAACCTTAGTATCAGCTATTAGGTACATAATCCGGTACTCATACTTAAGCATCAATAACCTCTGCCCTTGGTTAGCTGTATAGGCTCCATGTTCGAGCCTGAGCGCTTTGTATAAGCTAACATGACATAATATTCGGCGGTCTTCTTAATATTGATAGGAACGCTCATAATCTTAAGGGCTTTCTTGACTCTGGCGGCTTCCTTGATCGCTGCGTCCTTCTCTTTCTCTTGAAGCTTGGCGTTTCTAATTGCGGCTCTCTTAGCTACTGCTTGGGCTCTATCTTCTTCTTTACTCATGAGTTGTACTTCCCAGATTCAGCCGCTTTAATTACTCCGTAAATTTCCTTATTGAATTCATCGACTTGAACCTTAATGGCTTCAATTTCACGGGTTGTAAGCTTACCGTCGCTGCAAGATTTAGTAAGTACTTGAATCACATCTGATAGCTCACTTATAACGCGCGATTGTGACTGATAAATATTAAACTTGCTGTCATTGGCAACTGTGTTACGAACGAAAATTCCGTCTTGCTCCGCACATATATAATCAACAATCATGTCATTTTTTGAATGTGTAATTAAGGTTAATATCTTGCATAACGGATCGAAACCGCCGCGACCAATCTCAAAGATTGCATGATACATGCGCTTACCAACTCCAAGACCTTTACAAAAACCTTTTCCGCGAATTGCCTCTTTCAATAATGTTCTGTGCCGAGTATTCATTTTATAAACTCCCTATTACTAATAACGTTAATGTGATGGCTAATAAGCCGATGATGAATGAAGTGGTGATGTCTCGTTCCTGGTACTTCCCTTTTCTATTCTCTTTATAGTGGTTAGTTTCTGACTGTTTCATTTGCTGCGCTCCGTTGTTTGTATTAGTATATGGTACCAGATTATAGAAATCAAGCGGTACCACTATAAAAGATACATGTTTTATTTTTTATACACAAATATCAAAAAGACGCTTGAAAGTTGGTACCAATGGAATTATCATTACTACATCAATAACAAAAACCGAGGTACCATGTATAACAAGAAGCATAACGGGCAGAATGTCAAGACTACTGACTTTACAAAAGAGATCATTAGAAGGGCTGCCGTATCAATGAAGACTAGTGAAATAAAATTGGTCGCTACCATAATGGAGCAAGAGTTTTCAAGAATCGCAGAAGCAATAGAGAAGGATATAAAATGAGAACACATCTGACTGAAGAGGAATGTAAAAAAGCATGCCTAAATATAAAAGAAGAAGGTTATCTGTGCTGTAAACCTGAACATTGTTGTGCTGTTTGTGAGGGGTGGATTCTCGAAATGTACGAGGATTTAGAATGTGAAGAAAAGGCAGAAAGAGCCCGTCGGGATTTTTTTGACGAAATAGATGATTAATTGAGGAAGAATAATGAAACGTATATTTAAATACGAACTTCATCACGCAGAGAATTCTTTTGATATTCCTTGCATCCATAAAGTTCTAAAAGTCGGAGTTCAAGACGGTAAAGTTTATCTATGGGCTGAGATAGATGATCAATCAAGGATGAGTAAAAAGAGCTTTGAAGCGGTTCCGACCGGCGGTGCATTGCCGGATTTCTCTTTTCTCAAGTATGCTGAAACTGTATTTCTTGGGCCTTTAGTATTTCATATTTATTTGGGGGAAGAATGAAAGAACCTATTGCCAAACGTACCATGAAGGATAAGCGCAGAGAGGAAATGAAAGAACGAATAAATAATAACATGGATGCCTTATTCTGTTGTTCCCGTCGAGATTTTCCAGATGCAGACCTTAGCGAGATGCTTTCTGAAATCCTACAATGTGCGGCAGATTGGTATTCTATAATTGACTCTGAAGAATCAAAACAGCGCCATAGCAACGAGACACTAAACAAAATATTCGGGAAATGAAATGAAAAAACTAATTATAATCATGGCAGCACTACTACTAACAGGCTGCGCGGATTCGGTGGCATTTAGCGAAGCAAGTAATATAGATCCTGTAGGTTTTTTGCATGGATTTTGGCATGGAATGATTTCGCCTATATCTTTCATATGCTCATTATTTATGGAAGATACGGCAGTGTACGCAATTTATAATACCGGTGGTTGGTATGATTTTGGTTTTCTTTTCGGAGCCGGCGCATTAACCAGTAGCGCATCAAGTTCAACAAAAGGAAAATAATTATGAGCAACGAAGATATAAAGACAATGACAGAAGCGGAATTGAGAGGTTATAAATGTCCTACGTTTAATTCACTTGAAGAACTCACAAAATTCATAAATGACCTGACAGAAAGATCTCACGATTACGGGACTTGCTGCTATGCAATGTCATTGGCCGCAACTGCCTCATTTGAATATGTAGCCAGTAAATTAGGTGTAACGGGATTTCAGGCAGGTTGTGCTAGTTTGGACATTATAAAAAGAGTCAAAAACATAGACGGCCCTTTCATGATCCTAGACGCAGAAAAAACTCTTTACCCTCAATATGATTTAAGAGAACAAGTAAACGAGTGGCTATCATCAGAAGGCTTGAAGGAATGGCAAAAAGAAGAAGCCACAAAGAAATTAAAAGCCAGAGATGCTTGCGGGGTCGTAGAGGATCACTGGAAGAAATTAGCCAACCAAAAAATAAATAAAGGAAAGTAACCAATGAGAAACGAAATAGTAAGAGTAAATAATCCAATGGGAACAATCGCGCCGGATCATGGCGTATTAGGTCAAGAGTCTTCAGCGCATGCAATGGCAGAAGTTCAGGCTCAAGTCGTAATGGCGAAGCAATTCCCCCGCAATACAATTCAGGCAGTCGATAACATCTTAAACGAATGTACTCGCACGGCATTGGCTGAAGCTTCGACTTATGCCTACCCAAGAGGCGGCCAAAGAATTACCGGGCCATCAATAAGACTGGCTGAAGCTGTCGCCCGTCACTGGGGTAATTTGGAATTTGGCATAAAAGAGCTTGATCAGCGAAACGGTGAAAGCTCAGTAGTTGCCTTTTGTTGGGATCTTCAGAACAATGTCAGAGAATCTAAAACTTTTAAAGTGAAGCATATTAGAAATACTCGTGCCGGTGATAAGAAGCTGACAGACTCAAGAGATATTTACGAGCTTGTCGCTAATCAAGGAGCACGACGCTTGAGAGCTTGTATCCTTGGCGTTATTCCTGGCGATGTCATCGAAGCCGCTGAAAAACAATGTGCTATTACTCTGAATGCCTCGGCTGACCTAAGTAAAGAAGGTATCCAGAAATTAATGAAAGCCTTTGAACAGTTCAAAGTTACAAAGCAGCATATCGAAAAAAACATCGGTTGTCATATCGAAGCCATCAACGCCGCTCAAGTCGTAAACCTAAGATCAATTTTCAACTCCCTGAAAGATGGTATGTCTAAATCTTGGGATTGGTTTGAAATTGAGAAGCCAAAGGAAAAGGCTATTGCTCCGGTGAAATCGGATATTGTCTAATGGATATTAAGAAATTTAACAAAGCTCTTGCCATTTGGCAAGAGGGTCCAAAGTTGGATGAAGATGAATATCATAATTCAACGGGCTTTCTTTCAAATAGCTTTATAGGTGATTTTCTAAAGTGTGAGTATAGCTCGATTATTGGTTATGCGATAAAAGAGCAGCAAGCTTTTAACTCTGTCTTCGCTATCGGTCATTTAGTCGAGGCTGAAATATTTGAAGGTGAAGAAGGCCGCAATAAGATGCTCAAGCGTTATGGGGATAACGCACTCAAGAAAGACGGCAAGCCATATAAATGGACTGAGGATTCTACCGCCTTGGCTAAATCAGTAACCAAGCATAAGAAGCTGACAGAGTTATTTAGAAGTGAAGGAAGTATTTACCACCAAGTAATGACATTTGAATTACACGGCTTTAAATGGCGCGGGGAAATTGACTATTTAAACCTAAATAAAAATACTGAGATTGATCTCAAAACAACAAAGGATTTTAACGAAAAATCATACAACAGCGAAACCAGACAAAAGGATATCACCTTTATTGATAATTGGAATTATCATCGCCAAAGAGCTTTGTATCAAGTAGGAATTAAGTCTAATTTTGATCAATTGGTTCAGCCTCGGATTCTGGCCGTAAACAAGAAAACTAAATCAGTAAGGATGTATAAGTTTGATGATCAGTCACGATTAGATTATGAAATTAGTAATCTGATATCTATAACCGATAGAATAAAAGAAGTGATCGCCGGGGAAGATAAACCGCAACAATGCCAAGTTTGTAGTCATTGCGTCGAATCCGAATCAGTAGATTTTGAAATATTAACAAGCGAATATTGCGCTAATTGGAATTAAGGAAATTATAATGAATTTTGAAATCACAGGCCAGATAGTATCAGTAGGCTCTTTGCAGTCTCGCGAATGGGAAGGAAAGACCTTTACAAACCGCAGTATTATAATCTCAATGGCTTCAGGGAATGAAGGGCAGTATTTGAAACATGCGGAATTCGATGTGGCCGACTCTCAATTTGAACACCTGGACCGAAACAAGCCCGGCGATACAGTTACGATTAAGTTTAGTCTTGACGGTGGCAAACCGTACACAAACAACAGAACCGGCGAACCAAGCGTATTCAATAAGCTCAGAGCCTTCTATATTGGTAATGAAAGTCAAGCGAATCCGGCAGCGCCAGTCAAGCATGAGTCAAGCAAATCAGAACAGGCGGTGATGCCTGAGATGCCAAAGTTTGACTCTGATCCCGAGTCGGATATTCCATTTTAAAATGCTAACCGACGAACTCCCAGACTCGCTTTCTTGCTCTGTATCAGAAGCGCGGGGAGACTTAGAGAAGTCTAAGCAGATTGCAGATATATTTATATCAAGAATTATAAAATTAACCGGCTCAGTAAGGAAGGTCAGCAGCTATAGAATTAGCATAGACGGCGGCAGCGCAACCTTTACAAAAGAGCCTTGATTCTCCGCAAGAAACCAACACGTAAATTAAACTAAAACTAATAATGGAGTCTGCTTATAATATGGAATAATCTTTACTTTAGTAACTCACTGTTGGCGGCCCTTCTCCCGAGGGTCGCCGTTTTTATTTGACGTAAAAAAGCCCACCTGAAAGGGAATAGCAAGTGGGCCAAGGAAGCGCCGAGCGCGGGAAAAGTCTAAGGTAATAAAGGAATCTCAAGGCTTGGTTTTATATCTTCTAAATCCGAACCGTAAATTGCAGAGTCTATTTTTATGTCACTTGAAGCTTTGATGGTAATATGGATCTCTTTGTGAATAACGCAACCAGTAAAGAAAAGTGTACATAGGATAAACAAAAGTTTATATTTCATTTCTTCTTATCAACTTTATTTTCTAGCCTATCAAAAACTAGCAAAAAGTTTTCTTTATAGTTCCTGTCACGCTCTTTTAAATATTCTTCAATTCTACCTATTCCGATCAATACATTATCTACCTTAGTATCAATTACTGATTGTCGTCTAATGAGTTCATGGATGTCTTTTTTCATTGGCTCGATTTCATCACGCTTAAAGTCTTTAAAATCGGTGTCATGTTTATCCATTCGTTTTTCTATTGGTCCAATTTCTTCAGCAATTTTGCTTTCGACATCAATCATAATTTCAAATTTAGCTTTATATATTATAAAAGTGACTAGGCCTATAATTAATAAAGGTATTACCACTAAGCCGATTTCAACCCAAGATGCTTCCGCAAGTCCTAAAATAAATCCCATCCCATCTCTCACATTTAAATTAAGTATTAAATCTCTAGTTAAACATTACACTTTCGTAATCATAATGCAATAATTTACAGTTGTGTTATGTTTTTGTGAAAACTATAAACCACTCTCCCAAGAGTAACCGCCGAATATTTCCAAGGTCTTGAGCCATGCTTTAGCCCGCCAATGAAACATGTCATTTTCTAAGCAGATACTTTCCAATAAATTATCAGCAATTCCGCGCATCTTACGGGAGTCGTCGCCTTTGAATAAGCCTTTATCAGATAAGTAATAGATTGCATCATGAACGCATGAGGCTTCACGACTCGACTTTGTGTCTATCGTTGGTCCTGACGCGCCGAAATCAAAACCCGCTTTTATAGTCAATAAACCATTTTTTCTTAGGGCAACTTTATCATCCTCATAAGGCCGATCATAAATGGCCGTTTGTCTGTGGTGGCATTCTGTAAGCTCGAACTCCTGGCGAATGAATTTCCACCAGGGTGAGATCTTCTTATATTTTTTGTGAAAGTCTTTCATTATAGAGTAAACTCAAGTTGTGTACCGGTAAAAGTCGGTGAACCAATCGCCGTCCCGTCATTGCCGTTTGCAGACCTATCGATATAAGGATCTACGACACCGTCATTTAAGGGAAGTGCTAACACATAATTATCAGTAATTGATGAGCTGTAATTTTCGGGCTGTTTGGGTGTCTGCAATTCTATTATATCTGTATCGGTTAATATCGAATTAAATACCATAGGTAATGACAATGAACCCGCAGTTCTAGAACTACCATACCTGCCAACATAGCAATTAACACCGGGATCAGCTATAGCGGCTGTGTTGGCGACTGTATCGGCAATCGTGCCATTAATGAATATCTTCATATTGGCTCCATCATAAGTTCCCGTAAAGTGATATTGAGTATTTGCGGATATAGCAGCCTTCGCGAATACACCGTTTATTTGCATATATACTTCACCCGCAAATATATAAACTAAATAGCCGCTGCCACCATTCCATCTTGATAATAAAGCCTGATCAGTTGTGATATCTGAGGTAGTATCAAAAAATCCAGATACGGTCAAATTAGTAGATATAGTTAAACTCGCATCATTCCCACAATCAACAGATTGAGTGGAACCATCAAGAAGAAGTGTATTATAAAACGCCGTTGTAGCCTCAGCGGTCCCGCCTTTAAACTTATTTGCAACGCCTGTCATCATTGCTCTCATGATTCATTCCCCATTATATCTGAAGCTTTAAGCCGCTTGCCATCTCTAAGCGTCTTCTTGCTCATCAACTTTTCTTGAGTCGCTGAAGATAATTGTGAAAAAGAATATTCAGAGAACATCAAAAGCTTATCTTTAGATTTTGGCCGCTTAATTTCACTGAGCCCTATTCCATCCTCTAAATTAATATCGGTTAAGATCTCTTTTAGTTCTAAGTCTGTTTCGGTATCATATACAGAAAAATCATACTCTCTTGGCGTTCCGTCAACATTTCCGTCGTCATCTTCTGACCACTCAGAGAAAGCCATCCCATATGCTTTATTCTTGTCTGTAGATGTAAATAAACAAGGGTGTCCAGTTTCAACTTGCAAGCCTTTATGAATCTCACCAACTGAAATATCGCCTGTAAGCGGATTAAATGCGGCAAAGTAAATAACGCCTTTTTTCGTCTGCTTTTTTAAATGGCTCATTATGCCGCGCCTCCGTCTGTTATTGTCCAAGTGTGATCCGCAATTAAAGCAGCTCTAGCCGTGGCCGGAGCACCTGCGCCATATGTAGCTGCGCCAAAATGAGCGACTACATTATTTTGAACGCTTTGAGCCTCCCATGCAGGTAATAATAAATCATAGTTTGTTTGAGTGAATGCGGAGCCGTTTAAAAAGTTAGCGGCAGTGGTAACAGAGGCGATATCCCAAGAAGATATATCTTGATCGAAATTTATTGCATCCCTAAACATACTCCCTACATTATCAACATTGCCAATTTGCCATAAGCTCAAATCTTGGTTAAAGGGGCTACCTCTAAACATACTATTCATTGAAGTTACGAGGCCAACATCCCAAGATCCGATACCTTTATTGAATGCCGTGTCACGAAACGCATGAACTGTGGACATAACATTAGACACATTCCACTTTGAAACATCCCCGTTAAATATAGTGCACCCTCTAAAGCAGCTACTCATAGACGTTATTATATTGGGTGCATTCGTGGCAGACCATACGAGATTAGCACAACCATAAAAAGAACCGATACCATCTATAAATAAGCCACCAACATTAGAAACATCGGTGATTTTTAATTTATCGCCTAAGTTAAAAAACGTCCACCCTGCAACATTCCCGTAAATCTTTACAGTCTTTACACCACCCACTGAATAGGTATGAGTATTAAGGTTATTAACTGTGCCGTCGCCCCAATCAACAGAAGGCCCCGCAGTCATAGGCAATAAAATAACTTTAGTCGCTGAACCTGTGCCGCCTAAATTCTCAGTATTCCAAGTCGTTACCATCTCTTTAAAGGAACCGCTAAATATCCCACGCCTTAAGAGTAAACTCATGATACATCGCCTGTCACGATCCACACGTTGGTGCCTCGTTTTGTTAGCGTTGCGCCTTGGTACTGGTTATTCATAACGACAGAACCGCCGCTTGTGCCATTTACAGTAACGCCTGTATCACCTGTTATCGTTGGGATTCCTGCACCTTCAAACATTGTATTAATCTTAGTGCCAATTGGAAAGGCGACACTTGCATTAGTCGGCACCGTTACGGCAATTGCCGAAGCATTATTCAGCCATACGGTTTTATTTTCTTGGTCAGTTAATACAAAAGTATAAGTCGTTCCGGTCTGGTCGTTATCAACACCCGCCGCCGCTTCTGTGGCTGTGATAGATACACCGCCTGAACTATCTGTAGAATATGCCGCCTGTTGCTGTGTCGCTGCGTTTGTGGCTGTCATGAAGATTGAGTTATAAGAATCCGCTGTACTCGCTCCACCATTCAAGATAAGGACAGAACCAGGTAAAGTAACATCAAAAGCGCCGGTTGTTGTATATGTAATATTTATGGTTGCATCTTGGCTGACATTAATAAATGTAAGTGTTACGTTGCCGGTTAAAGTTCCAAGCTCAATAACGCTTAATTCATTCCAATCAATTTCAATCGCGCCGGTAGTTCCCAAGGAGGTTGATCGCCCTTGAGCCTGAATATTTACATCAGTATCCGGCATAGTCAAAACGCGAGTTGTCGCCGTTGTTACATTTGTCTCAACGTCTATACGCATTTCTTTAGTAGTGTCTGTATTGCCTTCAACTATCGAAGTAGTATCAACAACCGGCAAAGAAGCACCGCCGCCGGGTAAATCGCCTATTGTGATTCTCTTCTTATTATTCGAGTCGGCACTATCTTCAATTAATAGAAAGTCACCAGACACCGGAGTGGCTTTAGCTGTAATCGCCGCAATTTCTCCCGCTACGTTATCATGAATCGCGTCTGGATCAGTACCGGAGCCCATGAATTCCGAGGCTGCAACTTGTTTTAGGTTATTGCTATCTGATACATCAGCAATTAAAACTAAGTCAGTCGCAGAGAGAGTTACAGAAGGTTTGCCGGTAATCGCCGCAGGTTGTAAGGTCAATGCCGTTGCACCTGTCGCATCGCCCGTATGTGTCGCGTTTGTAATCTTGGCAGTATTGGCGGTAACAGCAGCAATACCAACGCCAGAATCCTTAATTATTTTACCGGTGGTTAAATTATATGTCGCAATATTGTCATCAACTGCAACGCCTGGACCGACAACATCACCCGCACCACTTGAGACCGCAACCCAAGCAGAACCAGACCACCGATAAAGCGAACTGTCATTTAAATTTAAGACCTCATCACCGGCTCTATGGACGTTTGAAAATGCCCAAGCTGAGAGAGTTGAAGACCACTTGGCTATCTGATCCTCTTGGCCTGTCCAGTCACCAGTAGCAACAGATAGAACCAAATAAGCGTCAGCGTCAGCCGGTGAAACTGGTGGAGTTGTTTGGATATCAAGGATAGCGCCAAAGTCTCTGAAGTTCTTAGCTATTAACTTATCCATGCCCTCATTTATTAGCGCCGGTGAAGAAGTTGTTATTCTCAGCCATGCCGAAGGATCATTAGGATTATATACATAAGTTGCGCTTGAAGGAATCGCGCCGCCGCCATCAACAAAGGCATCATCAACAATATTTAATCTTTGGTAAACCTGGTAAAAGTCATCACCATCCTCTAAGGCAATATAGAAGGCAATCGCGCCTTTTTTGTCAAAATCAAAGTCTGAATAAGCCGCCGGTATAGAATCTTTATCCCAGTTTGCGTTGTACTCATTCGCAATACTTGAACCTTTCTGATCAATATTTAGGCTGATTGAAGCGTCTGGAAGTGAAGCACCGTCTAAAGTCGAAGAGAAGTCAATAGCAAAGCCGCCAGAAGTTTCAACCAATATCTGAGCACCGGCAAAACCTAGATTTTCTTTGGCCTTTCTTGAAACTAAAAAGTCACCGCCTGTTCTGGAAGGCAAAGCGATAAGAGCCGCTAAGATTGCCGCATCATCTGCATTGTAAGGAATAGCTGTCGTATTTTCTCCCGCAACTCTAAGTATAAAAGTTCCTGAAGTATCGGGAGTTCCTGAAGTTACAAGAGTGAATATTTCACGAGAAAAACCAACAACACCAACGGCTAAAGTTACCGGAGTCTGTCCAGAACCAAAAGGTACTGATTTAAAATCACTACCAGAAAGTGAAGAAATATCAAAAGGAAGACCGTCTGAATCATTATGAATAATAGTTACATCGCCGGATTGACGGTTTATCATTTCATCCGGGAAGGCGCTAAACTGTACAGACTGATCGGTCCCGCCGACAGTTACCGTTGCTGAATATGTTGGCGTGAGCATAGTTATCGATCTCTTTATTAGTTTTATTTTAAAGTAGACCTTTTACATATAATTTCAATTTATACGAAAACACTCGCGTATAAGACTTATTTATATAAGGGGAGCCGTTACAATCCATAAAGGATAGTGAAATACTTTGCATATCTCTTTCATGGTAAGCTATACCAACCAAAGGGGAAAACATGAATACTATTTTAAAACTAATCGCTATCGCCATGAACGCCGGACTTTTATTAGTCGCTACAACTAACATCTTAACCGCGCCTATTTGGATGGTCTTGATGATCTTAATAAGTTCAACTGTCATTTGTGTAATCACTGCCGATATTATCGAAAGCTTGAAGAAGGTAAAAGTCTTCACAATGATCGAGCTAATCACTGTTATCACAATTACAGCCATTCTTTTAACAATGGTCCTTAGTGTCATGCGAACCGATCCCGCCTCTTTAGAAGTCAAAAAAGTCGGAAGCATGATTAAGCTTTACCAGTCAAAGGCATTCAATATAACAGGTGATCAATTCTATATCATCAGCCTCAAATCTGGTGAATTTAAAATCACAGACAAAGACGGCATTGAACTAGAACTCATCGAATTAAAATCAGATATCTATTTCAAAGATGGAAGCGCCGTGAAATCGTTTAACCTTCTCAAAACTGGAGAATGCCAAGTTATAACAGGAACTAATTTTCAAGAGTTTATGTTTAAGCTCGGAACTCAAGAAGGAAAAGTTAATGTTTTTACCGGGAAGTTTAGCTATTACTTATCAGAGGATGAAAAATTCTAAGGCCGGATTATTCAACTCAATAAAGATAAAATCTTGTGGCGGCTGTATTATCATTTGCTGATCTTCCGCATAAAATGAAGATGTACTACTCTCATCAGCAAGCACGTCGGGCTCTCTAATATCCGCGCCTGAATTCCCATTGAAAAAGAATTCTTGAACTGTGCCGCCAGACTGAGAAACTGAGTTAGGATCAATTGGAAAAAATACCGTTTCTAAGTCATTCTTAATTAATGGAAAATCAGTATCAAATTGTGTGAATACTGTGTCTTCGCCTTCCTCATTAGATGATATAAAATTCCTCGTGATCTCAAATAAAGGGACCGCATTCATCGTTAGAATATTATCTTCTAAATCTTTGAATAGATAAGTGATATGCATATAATCGGCACTTTCTGAGCCTAATAGATAAGATACATTCCATCTAAAGCTAGTGCCTCCCTGAATTGTGCGCTGTGCGCTATATGAAAAACGGTATAAATCATCTGGCCCCTGTCGAGTTGTAGACTTCTCAGTAATTCCTGAAAGGATTGTAGTTAATACAGAAGAATAAGCTTCTCCATTAGCACCAATAACTGAATCGGGTGAAGCTTCGTACTCAAAAAATCCATTAGTCTTTTTTATCGTCGGCCTGTTTTGCGTCGGCGTATCGTTTGTATCTATATACGCCTTATCAACGACCTTTGTATTAAGATATATTGTATAAAATCCCTGAAGTATAGATGCTTTAAATATATCTTGAAATGACATCGTGGCGTGATCGTTTAATATCTCCCAAGCCTCAGCACCCATTGCCGCCTCTAAATCAGCATCAGTAATTAAATAGTCGGGATAATTTTCAGCGTCAGTAAGTACACCATCTTCATACCAGGTATCAGAAAACCAGATAACCCGATAACCTTCTATAAGTGCCCGAAAGTTAGCAATAAAAGTGCCTTCGTTTCTGATCTCATCAACGAGAAAAGGTATCTCAGATAATACTGGCGTACCGGATTGCGTCATATTTTGCTTTTCATCAAGTGCCAAAGAAAACTGCTGAAGATATTCGCCAAAAGAAACAGAAGCGGGTCCGCGTGTAATCATTCCGGGAATTATCAAATTAAAATCTATATCAATCCAAGCCATAATTAACCCAAAAGGAATCCATCTAAATAATAAACATCGTCTACTTTATCCGCAAAAGCTGAATAGCCCACTTCAAATTCATTCCCCAAAGCGCCACTAACTTTTATTGTTACGCCAGTATCTATAACTGTTGAATCATCCGGTGAGGTGATCACGTTACCAGTGTATAAAGAAGGAGAAGTCACCGCCGTTATAATAACATAAGATCGCGAACCACCTCCGCCAGTCTCAACGACAAGCCAATCAGAAGTTTCTGAAAGATGCGGGTAGTGCTGCAATAATACAATATCATCAACTGCCATAGCTGAAGGCGAAGAGATATTGGAGGTCATAAAAACAGTCGCGCCCGCGCCATCTAAAGCCGTTGCGTCATAGCTTACCGGATTCTCAATCGAAGGAACAACGACAAAATCAAAAGAGTCAGCATCCCAAACAACCTCAACTCCAGTTCCTTCTTTATCCTTGGCCTCAGTCGGTCCTGGATCTAATACAGTAAGGATTTTTGCATATCTCGCCTGTTGGCTAAATCTATTCGTTCCTTGCTTGCTCTGACCTTGTTGAGCCTCGAACTTATCGAGCATCCGCATTATGCGGTCAATGTCGCGAGAATTATTAAACCCGTGTACAGTATTCATTATTTAACTAACCCGAATCCAAAGTCACCGAGTAGATTCGTTATATTTTCATTAGGAGAATCTGAAAGCTGTATAGCCGGGCCCCACTTTGATTGCTCAATTGTAGCGAATGACTTAGATATGAATTTAGTAGGGTCTTTTTGATCCGCCAGGCTTAAGAAAAATCCATCAGCGTCTAATTTATAATCAGTGTCCGAGATATAACCGGCTGCAATATCGGCGGGCTTTCCGTTCGCATCAACTGTTCCGCGCATAACAAAAGAACGTTCAAAAAATGCCGGATCATCGCTTATGAGAATCTCATAAGTAACACGCCAGTAAAGTTTGCCCTCGGAATCATATGCATCCTGTCCGGCCCATTCAACGAGCTTACATTGTCCGGCCTGAAAAGTAGAACCGACAATTGTAACGCGGCCCTCATTTATCTTGCCTTTATGCTCTGCCGCTATACCTAAATCGTAATCATCTTCATTACGGATAATAACCGCTCGAATTAAATTCTTAGATTCTGATACGATAATTCCGCGCCCGTTGGTATTCTCAATAGAAGTACCGGCTGCGGCCTTAAGCCCTGTCTTAGCTCTTGAAGCGTAAGTCGTAGTCGTGACAATATCTTCATAGTCAGCCCGGCCAAAGTTATAGCTATCTTGGGCGCGTGATGGTTTAACGGAACTATCAATTGAGGCTTTGTTATTTGTCAGCGTGGTTGTGATAGTGTACTTCGTGAATGTCTTATCTGCTGCCATGCCGACAACTGCCTGAGTAACAACTAAAGAAGGATTGGCCGGGTGTGTCTGGCCGACAATTAAGAAATTAAACTCGTTATTAGAGGATAAAGAAGCAACTAAGACATCAACCTCAATAGGGATTAAAGCTTCATCAGCTACAAGAAACCATTCTTCGTTTGCCTGTGTGCTTGCCTCATTTCTTGTGACTGGCGGCTGTGTATCCTTCCTGTATAACTTCGTAATAGCCATGATCAACCATGTCCTATAAATTGATTTTGATTTTTAAGCGCTGCTGTTTGCTCTTTTAATTGCTCTAAAGATTTCTTTTCGACATCAAGAGACTCTTTCGCTATCTCGTTTGTGTCTTCCGTCGGTCTTACTAAAAATTCTGCGGCCTCTCTTGTGCCTGTTTCAATACCGGCTTGCGGAGCCTGGGCTTTAGATTGTCCCACCTCGTCAAAGTCGCCTAAGTTCTCACCAAAAACGCCAAAGGTTGCCGCCGATGCTGTGTCTTTCATAAAGTTAAAGGCATCCATTAAAGATTGCTTTATCTTTTCAGCCTTCTTGAGTTCTTCAGTCTCGATTAAGTCTTTACCGCCTAACTGGTCAAGATCCTTCATGCCTTTTATGAGATTTTTTAAAGGGTCTTCCATTTCATCAAGACTAAGACCTTGATTTTTTAAAGCTTCAATAGCGTCTTTAATTTTAACAAAGCCTCTTTCAGTAAGTCCTAAAGACTCCCGGAAAGTATCAATAGTAGCAGCTTGCTTGATAGTGTCTAAGAAATTAGACATAGCAATCGATACTTTATCGAGTTCTACGACTTCAATACCTAATACTGATCCTTTATCACCGCCTAAATCAACGCCTTCAAGTTTCATTCCCATTCTAACATCGGCTAAAGCGCCGGATAAAGTTTCGATATTTCCGGTAAAAGTCATCACATCAATAATGCCGTCAGCGATCATATCCGTTAAACCATCCCAAGCCCTGGCAGCGGTGTTTAATCCTGGTGTTGTGACGTTCTTTAATTCATCGCCAGTAAGTTTTAAATTTTCCTGCCAAAGGTTCATTGTGCGGTTATTCGTTGCCATTGTACTATTGGCATTCGCCAACGCGCCTTCATGGAAAGTATCGCGGATAGCTTTAGCCATCTTAGGAAGTGCATCAACGGCTAGTATCTCGCCTTTCTGTGCCATGTCCTGTAACTCTTCGTTACTAACACCAAGAGCATCGGCCATCATTGCTTGAATAGGGATTCCGCGTTCTGCAATTTGTAGCAATTCCTCTGCCTGTACTTTACCTTTAGATGCAATCTGAGAGAATGCGCGAAGAATACCGTTTACATCATCGCCAGACAAACCAAGAGCTGTCGCAGCCTCGGCAGTCGCGGTAAATATCTCTTGTGTATCCTTAGAAGATATACCCGCTATTTTTGTACTATTGGCTAATTTTGCGAAACCTTGAGCAGAAGATAGAACATTAACTCCGAGTCTTTCCGCTTCAGCCGTGATAAATTGCATCTGAGCCGCAGCATCAGCGCCGAAAGCCGTTTTAAGTGCTAGACCGGCGCGTTCAAAGTCATTGCTTACTTTTATTGCTTCTTGGCCTAAGTTCTTAAGACCGGCAATAATAACACCGGCAGAAATAAGCTTTAGAGCATCGCCTAAAAGACTAACTTGTTTCTCTGTTTTCTTTGCAGAGTTACCGATTGCCTGGATTTTCTTATTGGCTGACTTATCGTCAACTTTTACTTTTAAAACGATCTCTTCAACGATTCGTGCCATTTTTCTTATCCAGTTCTTTTTGTCTTTCAGTGACTCTTTCTTCGAGTTCTTCTAGTCTTTCCATCTGAGTCTTGCCAAACCAATCACGAATCGCATCACTTGACTTTATCGCGGCCTTTCCGGTATTATGATTAATCGAACTCATGTAAAGCTGATTGCCGGATGATATATCTTCTCGAACAGACGGTAGGGGCTTCCTATAACTTCGAGCTCTCCACCATCTTAATTCGTTATTGCTCATCTTGTCCGGGTGATCAGCAATGCCTAACAAACTACTAATCGAACAACCCTGCATTTCTGCCATATCAAAGAGCCATTGCCCCTCGTCATCTATTCGGATGATGTCGATTTTTTTTTTAAATCTTCGTTACTCTCTAAAGTGTCACCGTAAAAGACAACCATCTTTTTATCAATACTATGTAGGATCTCTTGGATAGCTTCATTACCGGCAGCTTGGGACCATTTTTTATAATGCTTCTCATCGCTGAATAAAAGCTCCCCTTGATTATTACAAAGAGACTTAATGACTAAAAAGTCTTCCGCTGAATCCAAGTCAGATTCACGAATGGCTTTAGCGTTCTTGGGATCATAAAATATATTTATTGATGATCTAGCGGTTAATTCAGAAGATAAACTACGAAAGCGAACAATATTAGCCCGGCTCAAAGAGCGAAGATAGATAGAGTCGCCGTTCATAGTTTCCAGTTCAACCTTGATTATCTCAGAGTCTAAGAAAGATTTTGTGAAGTCATCAAGATTGAGATCAGCCATTAAACAGCCTCAACCGTATACACCGGCTCATCTTCCCAAGTCCATACAAAATCATGGACATTGAGCGCATTTTTACCAGTAGTTTCACCGGCAGACTGCAAGAAAGCTTGGCCGATAAGCGTAGCGTTTGAGCTGTTACCGGCATTGCTGATAACATAAGTAAAAGTCAATGTTTCAGTAGTACCGACAAGGCCCAAAACATCAACAGTACGATCAGCAATTGCTGTGGCTGTTGGGTCGGTGAATTCTTTTACATCACCAGGACACCAAGTTTCGGCTGTAACGCCTGTAGGTGTGGTATTGACTTTAGGTACTGAAGCGCCCGCATTTACGCCAGCCTCAGCAAAGTAATTAAGTGCGATACTACCAAAGGTAACATCTGTTGCTCCAACTGGACAACTCATAGGGCATTCCTTTTTTGTTTTTTATAATTGATAGTTTTTCTGATAATTGATAAAAATGTCTTTTCTGAAATATGCTGTACCGCCTCTGCTTGGAAGCTCAAAAGAACGGGGCGCGGAAATATCCTCAAATAGAATAACGCCTTCTTCATCTCCAGTAGGCTGTAACTTTACATTTCTAAAAGCATTGCGAAGAATAGTGACTACTTTATCTATTCCATATAGATTTAAATCGCCTAATCCTTTCATACAAAATATTTCAATAATAACAAGTCCTCTTTCGCGATAACATAATTCAGGCAATGATTGGCCTGTCATATCATCAAAAGCGGCCTCTGTGCTGAGTTTAACCCAAACATCGCCGCCCATATCGTCACCGATAGCTTCGTTCTTATCGGCATGGATCGTATATAAATTATTTGGCGTTGCTACTGCCGTATCAAAGTAATCATTAATGCGCTGTACTGAATCAAGGCTCATGTAAATATTTTCCTTAGTGCATTATCAGCTATTGGCTTGGCTAAAGCGACATTCTTGTTAAACATCATACCGGCCGCAGATTGAATAGATTTTCCGCGCTCTAAGTCGATTATATAGCCTTCGCCAGTAAATGCTCCAGTTTCTTCGTCTTCGCCCTGTACTGCATTAGAAATAAAAATATCGTCTTTATCCGAAGCGGCTCTAATAGCTTTCTCTGCCCGTTGCCGGGTAATAGTTGCGCTCTTTGATTGATCTCTAAATCTCTTAGGGGTTAAATCTGGTGAACCCGCTTGAGCTGTCCAATTTCCTGTTGCTCTGCCAGTATCTACCGGAGTATCACGCGCCATTTTTTGCAGTATGGACGCGGAAAACTCATCGCGTAAAGCCGCACCATTTATAGTGGTGTGCTTCTCAATGAGTTTAGATACTTCTGACAGTGTTATAGCCATTACTTTTTACTCTTTCTCGCGCTCTTGATTATGCCTTTCTCTACGAACTCGTCGTGAAGTTCAGAAGGAAGTGAATACTTTTTACGCGGCCTATACTTGCCGTCTTCGTCTCTAACTTGATTAGAACAACAAAAAGTTCTAAGCCCATTTAAGAACATCACTCTGTCTTGTAAAAACTCTACTTTGATTGTTTTCGCCATTAGAAAAAAGCCTCTGTTGACATATAAGGAAGTATTAACGCTCTAAAGCTACTGGGAACATCATGAAGCTCACTACTCGATAACTTCACACCGAACTTAACCCAGTGATCTATTAAGACCGATAAAGCCTGGTGAATCGGTGCCGGAATATCAGTGCTTGCAATTCCATAACCCGTAACGACTTCAATCGCTACTGAATCATTTGTCCGTAAATTGGTTGTGGTGATCGGCGTATTGTCATTAAAAGCCAATCGATTAGCAGCAGAAAGAATGCCGCCTGAAAGTCTGTAGTCAGCAGAATCTATAACGCTCGTTGAATTGTCTGGAGCGTATAATGTTGCCGAATTGATAACCGATACATTAAGAGTCGATAAAGTGATTGTATTAGCGTATGCTCTGAGCCTATCAATATAATCGTCGCGGTCTTCCCAAATAGTCACAGTTTGATTAATGAGTTTACGGCCCGTGTATTTCTCAACGTATAAAGTTGCAGGAAATATTAAAGACTCGATCTTGGAATCGTAGGCTGGCGTATTCATAAAAGCGAATAGTTTGATATCTGCGAGGGTCGTCGCAGGACTATTGGCCGGAGTAGTTGATTCAATTCTCATGATAACCTTGATCTGTTTTAAATAATCTAATATCAATTTTGATTAAATCAATGTTATGATAATTCTGTATTGATCTTGTGTATGTCAATAATTAATAAATGGTGTTTTATACTTCTATGGAAAACCTTAATGAGAATCAGTTATCAATAACTTTATGCTTACTAATGATAATGAATTCCCGAGTGATTTGTATTAATAATTATGGACTTGACAGCCTTTTTACATCAATCTAAAGTCTCCTTACGCGGGGCGAGAGCTTCGGCAACGGACTCAGGATCTTGGATTTGGATATAGATATAGATACTGACTGAGCGAAGAGAGGAACGAAGCGAAAGGAAAGAGGGAAGAAGATGAAACAATCAGAACTAAAACTAATACTCGCCTTAGAGACTGAATCTATCAGAGCCTTAGCTCATTTAGAAACATCATTAGAAAAGATAGCTGAAAAGCATCTTAAGCGGTTGAATAAGCCCTTACGTAAACTGGATGATTTAATTGATTCTATGAAGAATAAAAAAATAGAATACTTCGATGATGCAGAAGTTGACGCAATTATGCTCGATATTCTTGATGAATATGCGCCCGCGTTTAAGGCATTGGCAAAAAATGACTAAGCAACTATTGAGGCATCAGCTAAAGAAAAGCAGCGATAACGTCAAGGCCAAGATAATACTAGATATGAGGATCGATTCTTTATTCGTGCGTGTATCAGCTCAACAAAAAGAATTAAGGGCTCTTCGCATAAGAGTAAGAAGATTAACCGACGAGGCAAGGGCAAGAAACATAGAGGGCCAAAAGTTCTTGGATGATATGATTCTTAAGATGGTTAATCTTGGTATGGATTATCCAAATCTTGATAGAAGATAAGCAATAACCAAAAAAGGCCCCCATCTCTGAGGGCCACCAACACTACAAGGTTAGGCGTTACCAATCCGAGTAACTGAGAATAAGCACGAAGCAAATGTTAATGTGCCGCTGCTATCATCAGAGCCAACATATATTTCAATAGTTTCAGTATTATCAATTACCTCACTCGTTATTCCTGAGAAGGATACAGAACCGCCTTGACTCGGATCAATACTAGCAAATGGCATAATTCCCCCTAATGGAGTTTCGGAGCCATTAACAAAAACTTTAAATATGACATCTTTACTATCTGAATAAGTACAAGTGGCTGAGAAATCGACTCTGTAAAATCCGCTAGCGCCTATTGATGCGGGCTGAAACTCACATTCATAGTTACCTTCTGAAGCTGTGAAGTTAGCCGTGACGTTTAAGGATGGTAAAGCCGCGTTTTCATATGCGCTTACGGGCTCTAGCGTCGTATTAATTCCTTGCGTTGGGCTTCCTGTATCTTTACTTACCTGGGCTAGAGCCGTAATATTTACAACACCGCGAGGCTTAACTAGAATAACGCCGTCTGTAACATCAGAAACCAAGCATATTGCAATAGGATTTAATATCACCTGCTCTGTATTTTCTAATCCTCCTGCCGTTGAAGTTGACAAGAATAAAATATCACCCGCGCTAAATGCCGATGTATTCACACCGCCAACTGAGCCGATAATAGTGACATATCCTTTTGTACCGTTTTCGATATCATGAGTAGCAACGCCCGCCGCATTTGCATCCGCGACGGTATCAGCTAGAGCTAATTCGATATTAGGGATTCCACCTGTAACAACTCCTGAGAATTTAATTACTTGACCGTTCGTAATCGTTGAGCCTGTTGAATTCCACACTGGCTGTATAGATTCTTCAGGCAAATTGACCGTCACATCAGAAATCGCATTATAGAAATCTAGTGTTTCTCTGTCTTCGCTGTAGTAGATTCTCGCTTGCTTGTAAGGTGGATTAGGATTTTGCGGCGTGAAATCTAAGTAGTCCGTATTTTGATTAACTAACGTAACCCATGAAGAACCGTTAAAATATTCCGGCTTATCTGTTGTTGCGTTATAGATCTGCAAACCATTAGCAGGCGATGAAATTAAATCACGTTGAACCGTACTCATTCGCGGTGGTAAAAGTCCTTGTGTATTTGACTGAGCTTGAAAGATTGCGCTATCTTCATTGGCTGAAGGTCCAACATATAAAGAACCGCCGTCGCCTTGGATTCTTACATCACCATCTGAATCACCTGAATTTATAGTGACATCGCCGCCGTTCGCATCGCCACTGGTGCCGCCTTTTATGATAACCTTTCCAGAATCACCTGAAACAGCATCGCCGCCGGTTAGTGTTATGTCACCTGCCGGACCGCTTGTGGATCCACCATCACCCGCTAACATTTGAACATTGCCGCCGAATCCAGTAGTGCCGCCTTTGCCGCCTTCAAAAGAACAAGTACCCGCAGAATTACCGCCCGTACTATCACCACTTGCGATAATGAGAGTTCCACCGCTGCCACCTGTCGCCGCTGTAGCACTACCGGCCTCTAAGAATAAACCGCCTCCACTTCCAGAAGTCGCGCCACCATCACCGCTATTGATATTTACCGTTGCGCCGCTTTGTGCTGCTACTCCATCACCGCCTTTTATATCTAATGTGTCACCCGGATTAGTGGCGATACTATCAATTATTAAGTCATCAGAAGTAAGACGCATCTTTTCGTTGCCGTTTACGTAAAAGATATGCGGCGCGTTTGAATCAGTATCATAACCAAGACCAAGGTTTGATTGTCCTTGTATTCTTGGCGGTATTGATGATGCGGTGATTTGATCTTTAAATCTGAAGAGAATCCCACCAACAGAGTTATATAAACTCATAATTCCCTGGTTCAAGCCGTTACCAGGACCATAGACATTGAATCGATCCGTGCCGGTGGTGGCATTGCCAAGCGTTACCGTTCCATTACTTTTATCAGCGAATATTAAATCACCGTCAACAGTAAAATCATCGGAGACCTTAACGGCACCATTAACATCTAGCTTGGCCGTCGGTGTTTTACCTATACCGACATCGCCCGCATTAGGCTGTAGAAGTATATCGCCGGTTCCTGCGCCGCTCGTTCCGCCTTCAATCGTTACTTTACCAACAACAGAAGAACCAATGCCGCCGGAGATAGTGACATTGCCGCCAACTAAACCTGTGTTGTCACCCTTTACGACAAGAGCGCCATTTGTTTGATTGCCGACTACTTGACCGACCTCAAGAATATTTACGCCTTCAATATTCCCGATCTGATCGACTGTAATATTCGGGCCAATATCAACCGTTCCATTTGTGGGAGCTAATGAAATACTTCCAACACCGCCGCCCGCATCATTACCAATATCAAGAGTTATAGATCCGCTTTTACCTGTACCCGCACCCGTTGAACCGGTGGTTAAATTAATATCGCCACCGTCCCCGCTAACGTACCCGCCTAAACCGGTCGTGAGATCAAAGCCGCCGCCGGTTCCTGTACCGTCATCAGTTGCAGCATTACCGCCAGTTAAATTAAACCCGCCGCCGTTTCCGTTGGTTCCTTCTTCGCCGGTTAAATTAATATTGCCGCCATTGCCTGAGCTTCCGTAGCCAGTTCTGAGGTTAATATCTCCGCCGTTATTGCTGCCGGGTCCACCAGTTATTATAACATCTCCGCCGTTTGGACTACTGGCCGCACCTTTCAGAGTTAAATCACCACCCGAACCGCTGCCGGTAATTGTATCATCGAGATTCAAAACAGGCTCAGTCGCCGTGCCGCTGTTATTAAGATTCGTTCCGGCAGTAACAGAAATAACATCGCCATCGCCTGACATAGATACCCAAGCCGAGCCGGTATAATACTCGGGCTCTTCTGTAGTTAAGTTATGAATCTGAAGTCCTGTTGCCGGGGAAACAATCGCGTCACGTTGCGTGGTTGTCATATCTGGCGGCTTAAAACCTTCAGTCGTTGAATTGATCGCAATGCCATTCATAAACGATTGAGCGCCAAAAATGCTATCGCCGATTCTTCCGTGGATTTCACCGTTGTTTGTGATGGTTCCCTCAAAATCTGGAACTTCACAATGTAGAATGCCGCCTAAATCAACAATTATAGCTCCCTCAATAGACGTTCCCGTTATGCTTAAAGTCGCACCTGAAGCAACATGTATAGCTATTGCAGCTTCAATATGAGTTGCCGAGCAGTCAACAGCACCGCTAAGAATATTTAATCCGGTGGTGCCCGTCGGTGATCCCTCTAAACTAATTGAACCAATATTTAAAACCGATTCAGAAGTGCCGAGTGAAGGGTTATGCACGAAAGCTGTTGTATTATTCGCCATCATCTTAAACAATTCTACGTCATAGACTTCTGGTATATCGTTATTATTTGTATCGGAAATCCCAACCGCGCCGACAGCTTCAAGTCGAATAGAGCCCGCTGTAAAAACTACAGTGTCAGAGGTATTAGTTAGATTAAATCCAATACTATTTTCACCACGGCAAGAAATAGCCGCGAGAGTAATACCAACATCGAAACTAGCAGGAAGGGAAAGTGCTGAGGCGTTATCAGTTAGCACGACCAGTGAAATAATTCTAAATATCGCACTATCGCCAGGAGTGACCCCAGACAAACCGTTTGTTATGAATGTCGTGTCTGGACCTTCAAAGTTGCAGCCTTCAGGTATTGAAAAATTATCAGTTACAAAAATTCCCGCGCCCTGTCCAATAATAGCTGTAGGATTTAACGCCGTTGGATTAACCGCGATTACATTAAGGATAGCTTGATCTATTGTCTTAACCGCTGTCTCCGGGGAAAGACCCGAAGCTATATCATCGCCATTAGCAGAAAGATAAAAAGTGCGAGTGCCTGAATTAATGCTGTATTTAAAGCTCATTAGATTATTACCCATTCTGAAGTTGTCGGAACTAGCGTGACACTTTGCCCGGTTGTTATATCAATTGATGCTAAGCCTTCGATTGTATCCGATCCATCAGCCGCAACGGTGATTATTCCTAATGAGGATTTTATAGCTATCTCTTTATTTGCAGTCGATAAAAGGTGTAAAGTCACTGTGAAGGTGCCCGTCGCTATGATAACTGCGTCTGCGTTACTGGTGGTATAAGCTGTTGACACTTCGACTATATTACCGAGACTACCCGCCGGACCTGTTGCCCCTTGTGGACCTTGAGCAGATACAATTATCCCGCTGCCGTCTGTCTTGACTGTAATATTGTTCATCTTAATAGCCTCTGTCTACAAATTGAATTGTGCCTTGCATGAAAATAGATATCTTTGAAGATGGATTTGTTTCAGTCATCTCATATGGGAATACACCATTGCCGACTATAATTGTGTCAGCCTTGGTAATTTGTACGAAGATCTCGCCGTTGGTAGGATCGGGAATATATAAACCCGTGGTAGAATCATTAAGAACGATTGGAAGCGATAAGAGAGTTGCACCGCCTACTGAGTCTTTAATAGTCATATCGAAAACAAAGCCCGTTATATCAATCGGGATACCTAAGTTTTCATAGGTCAAGGTCTTGGAGAAGTCGAAACCAACATCAGCATTAGTGCAAGGCTGTGTCGATTCGGTGTAGTCAAATTGTGAACAAGTGCCCATAGTGCGCCTTTAGTGTTGGTTATTACTCATATGAACACTTTTGAGCTTAAAAACTATTGCACTTGTTTTGGGGTAGTGAAATAAAAAGGCCACTCAATTAAGAGTGGCCGCGTCATTCCTGCTGTCGGGCAGGAAATTATTTATTCTTTTTGCGTCTGACTTTTGGGGCTTTTGTTTCTTCAACCGGATTAACAACCGCAGTTTCAACGACTGGATTGTGTTTGGCTTTCTTTACTTCTTCGCAGAATCCATGCTTCAACCAGGCTGTCGCGATGTCTTCAGGTAGTTCGACATTCTCACCTTTGGGACATTTTACGCAATCGCTAATGGACTTCATATAAGCTTTACTGACTTTCATTTTATACATTCTATTCTCCTGAGTTTATACAAAAAAGGCCGATCCAATGAAGGACCGGCCAATTAATCATAGCAGATTAAACGCTTAGATTGTCAGCAAGAACCGCTACGGCGTGGCAAGTACCCGCACCGGCAACAGTTACAACGCGCTGAAATTGCTGAAGGTCAAACCCGGCAATCTGGACCGCTGAGTTATCATCCGCAGCGTCAACGCTTACAAGATTGACACCGCCAACCATTTGAGCCGCAGGGACATCAACGTAGCCAGAACCGCCGCCAACAGACGACTCTTGAAGCTTAACTGTAATAGTAGTTGTTACAGCTTCGACGTGAATAATATGCTTTACAGCATACTTGCGAAGTGAATCAACATCGACACCATTGTCACCGCCACCAGCTACAACAGTAGTTGGTAGGGATTCGACAACAGACAAACCAAAAATAAGATCTTTTCTCATAATAATCTCCTATGCCTGAGTTTTAAGGATTTTAAGAGCTTCGCCCTTAGTTACACCACCGCCAACACGCTTTTGCGTCTTGTAAGCAACGAAAGGATACTGTGTAAGGTTATCGCGAAGTACTTCCATACCAGAACGATTAACCATTGTGTAAGCTCTGGAGAAGTTACCAAAGACAACACCTTCAGCATTTGCAGCTTCAATATCGGCCTGTAATTCCTGCGCTTGGCTGATTGGATAACCAGACAAGGTAGAAGGAACGCCAAGGATAACTGACTGCTGCCACAAGAAGTCACCAGTACCAGGACCGGCACCAGAATCAGAACGAAGCTTTCTTAGTACGTTAATACCAGAACGATTAGCTTTGAATTGTGCGCCTGTTTGATAAGGAGCCTTAAGAGCATCTACTAAGTTGTAGATGTCTTCAATTTTGACAGTAGTACTTGCAGCTGTAGCGACACGCTCGATTTCAGGGAAACCAGAACCATCGGCAGAGTTAAGAATACCGCTCATTTCGCCAACGCCTGTACCATTCCAACCGGCCTGTGCAATTTGAATTGCATAGTCTTCAGCAAGAGAAGTAAGGATTTCACCAACGATATCAAAAGCAGAATCAGCAATCAAAGTATCTCTAAAGATAGCAATGCCGTGAAGATTCTCGACCATGATATTCAACTTGTTAAAGTCGTTATTCTTGGTCTGGCTTGAGAAGTCAGCCATATCTTTTTCCCAGAACGCGCCGTTTGTCTGGTTCATAACGATTCTTTCCCACTTATCAGTAGAAATATTCACGCCAGAAACAAGAGCCGGAAAGTCTGTGAATTCACGGACAAGCTTATCAATCATTGAATCGAGGAAAGGAAGAACAGTAACACCACCGAGAGAATCATCACCGCTGTTGTAAGCTTTACGCTCAACAAAAGACTTTGACTCAGATGTATTAAAGTGCTGAAGATCGCCTTTAGCCATTTTACGGGCATTGATAGCGAACTCGTTAAGCTCTTTTCTCATAGAGGCATCAGAATCAATCTCGCCCATTGCCTTTGTCTTAGCTTTGTCAGCTTCGATAGACTTAAGGAGCTTTTCGATTGTTTCTTCTTTCTCATTCATGGCAACGTCGAGCTTGTCTTGACGTTCCTTGATGGCTGCAATCTCACCAGGGGTATTAGCGGATTGAAGGTCTGTGACAGCTTTCTTAAGCTGCTCGTTGTCAGCTAGAACACCGTCTAGTGACTTCTTAGCGTTGTCTAATTCGCTCATGTTATTTACCTTCCATTAATTTAATAAATTCGGCTTCATCGGCCTTTTGTTTTTTCTTAAGGTCCTCTACAGCATCCTGCTCCTTTAGACCTTTATAACCGCAGCTCATAAGAACCTTGGCTTCTTTTTGCGAAAGACCGGCATCATCCCGAAGCCGCTTTTCAAGTTCTCTTTCTGTTAGATCCTTAACCGCTTTAACGCCTACTAACTGCGCTTCAGGATTGGCAGGAAATGTAACTGGACTGACTTCAATTAAATCAATCTCTTTTAAAAGTGTGTTGCCGTTGCCGTCGAATGCTTTACTTACCACTCGATAGCCAATAGAAAATTGTGTAATCTCGCCCTGCTTCATAAGGAAGTGTGTTTCATCGGCCTTTTGGATATTACCCAGGAAGAACTGACCTTTAATAACTAAGCCCTTTTCGTCTTCATAGATCTCAGTGAATTTACCGATGATGTCATTACTATTATGCTGAAGGAATAGTTTAATGCCGGAAGCGCCTTTCTTAGAGATTGACTTTAAAAACGCACCCTTCTGTACGATGTCGCCAACTAAATCGATATTACCAAATGTTGACCCATAACCAACGAAAGAACCGTCCTCATGAGCTTTGATTTCAAAATTAAGGTTCTTATGTTCCATGTATATGGCTCTCTTTATAAGTTTTGCTTATGTTCTTATTAGTTTATATCAATATTATCAATAATCAACTTGATTGAATATTCGTTACGAAAGTGTAACTTATATGAGCGCGTTGCACCGCTTATAACCAATTACTTTCTGACAGTTACCTTGATGGGCTTATCTCGTAGGCCGTGCAAACTTCAAGGGACTGTTTTTTATTTGGAGTATCCCATGAACAAGAATGAAGAATTACTTCCGTATTATGAGAAGTTATCCACTATGATTGAATTCAAAGAAGGCAAGCCTTATTGGTGTGCAGAGAATGGCGCTCGTGGTAAAACAGGAAACGAAG